TCCCGAATGCGAGCATCTACTTGCTCGAAGTATGCGTCAGATCCTGCGACGTATCCTGACTTGACGAGTTCGTCATGGATACCAAAGGCAGCACCTCTCATTACCGGGTCGCTCTCAAACCATTCGTTTTGAGAAACCCACTGACGGGTGCGATCATCAGGGACAACCCTCGGTATTTGCTGTTCTACCTCATATCTTTCCTGTTGTAAAGGGGCTGGACGATAATTTTCTACTTCCCGCTTTTCTACAACGATTTCAGATAGTTTCCTTTGGGCGGCGACCAACTTCTCTGAGTCCCCTGCCTCGTAGGCTTCTTTGTACTCCCGCTCGGCTTGTGAGAGCATGGCCTCGTTTTTGGCCTTGCTAGTCTCCACCAAATACTTCTCGCCACGGGCAAGCCGTTCTTGTAACTCTTGATTCTTTTGGGCTATGGACTTTGCGTAGGCGATAGCCTCTTGCTGTTCCCGCAAAGCCTGATCCTTGATCCGACGCTCGTCGTGGTAAGCACGGCGCAGATCCTTAATCCTTTTTTGGACGTTTTCAGAATACTGGGAAATCTCGTCATCGGAGACATCGACCTCACCTTTAGGGGTTTTCCCTCGGTCTTCTGCTGGGGTGTCATCAATAATCTCAATCTCTGGTGCCTCTACTTCTATTTCCATCTGCTGTTCTTCAGCCATTTCTTACTCCTTAAATGCGGGTAACTACCCGTGGATCGGCAACGACGGCTTCAACTGTGTCGTCATTGATTAGGCGGAACTCTTGCTCTCCCTCGGGGGTTGAGACCTTGAAACGAGTACCGGAATATGCCCTCATCATGATGAAGTCCCCCTCTTGGCACCAAGGCCCGTCCGGGAATTTTTCTTCATCTCTAAAGGCAAGCGACCCCATCTTTACTACCAAACCTACGATGGAAGCCGTTTCCTCCTTCCTTCTTGAGTCCTCTGGCAGGACAATCTGAGTTCCCTTGAAAGTCTCATCCCTTTTAGGAATGGCAATCAGGATTTTGTAGCCCTTTGGTTCAGGCAGTTTAAACGCATCACTCATCTGGCAAATCCTCTATCAGTCTTACGACTCTTTGTAGTCCACGTATCTCCCCTACCGTCTCCTTATAGGTAAGGAAGTCCTCAACAGGGTTGAAGGCCAACCGCTCCTTCAACGCCTCTTGTTCTTTCTTAATCTCACTGACCAGATATTCTCTTAGCCCCAATTCTTTCTCCTATTTTTGCTCCTTCAATCTCTTCTCGGATGGAAGCCTCTGCTGCCTTAGCGCCAATCTGGGCACCGGCAATCTGTTCTTGCGACTCAATCCGCATACGCTCCCGCTCGTCCCGAAGCATGATGTCCTTTTCTTTGAGTGCCGCATCGACATGATCCTTGATGGCTTTGCGCTGGGCATCGGCTTCTTTGATAGCGAGTTCTCTTTGTTGCATCTGCACAACAGGGTCTTGCTGGAGTGCTTGGGTCTGCTGGGCTTGGGCTTCTGCCTGATCCTTTTGGAGAAGTTTGTCGCTTGCCGCCGCAACCGCACGGGAGAGTTCGACCTCGATGTCCTCTGGGAGGTGCTCGTCCTCTGGGGGAAGGGGTACACCCAGCATTTTTTCGATCTCAACCCGGTATTGGAAGGCAACGTGCTCGGCAATGTGGGCCATTAATGCTCCCTGTATTGCGCCAGCATTGGGGCTTTGACCAATAATCTTCTGAATCTTGGGATCTTGGGCGGCATTGGTATGAACCCTAATATGTGCCTCGTGATCCTGATAAAGGAAGGCTTTTACTGGCTTTCCGGTCATGACAGCCATGTTTTCTGAGACCGGATCTTCCGGTTTTTGGTCTTCCTCAAGCGGAACAATCTTCTGGACGTTCTTAATCCCCAGAACTTCCAGCATTTGCCGGTGGAGTTGGGGTAGATCGTAGATATTCGGTGCCGAGGAGGCCAGTTGCAGGGCGGCTTGGTACTGAACAACCCTTTGTGCCATCGTTGAGGCGTTCGGATCGGACACTGGAATGATCTCTACCGTGTCGTAGTCCGACTGCTTTGCCCGTTGAGGGGCGTTTTCTACCTCGTAATCATAGACTTCCGGGGTGTAGTCACGAACAATCCCTGCTATGAGTTTAAACTCTTGCTTCATTGCCGAGTGAACCCGAGCCTGAACAGCGCTCATGACCTTCAAAGTCCGCTCAAGGATTGCAAGAGTCGTGCCAACCGGGGCTTGGTTGGACATATCCCCAACCTTTAGGTCTGCGACAGACGCAAACTTGCGCCCTTCGGTCACGATTGTGTTCAATAACTCGTACAGGGTACGGCTAGGCTCCTTATAGGGTAGGGGGACAATCGAATCCTTGATTGTCATACCCGTCACATCGACATCTCGCCACTCGCCCGGGGCGATAGGGGTGTCGTCTCCCTTTACACGTAGGTCTTTGGACTTAAACCCTCCGGGTAGGTTTGAAAGAGTACCTGCGTCAACGAGTTGTCGAAGGATAGATGTCGCACTTTTTGCAAAGCCGCCGACCAAGTGGATAAGTCCAAAGCCATAGAACCCAAATCCGGGGATGTAGACATAGTGCGTGAAGTGCATCCTCTTCTCACGCAGGGGGTCATCCTCCAGATAGTTTCTTCGGATCGCCAAAATCTCGCCCGAAGAGTCCATTGTTATTACATAAGGTAGTGCAATCTCGTCCGGGTCTTCATATCCGGGCAGATCGTAGTCTAAATGAACCTCGTAAATCAGGTAGCGGTCATCATCGATGACGTTTACACCAATTTCTTCGTTCTTTTTTTGCTCAATTTCGGTGACATTTCTGTCTGGTGCCGGTAATTCAACGTCCCGGTAGAACCCAGCAACCTGAAGTTTCTTCAGTTGGTTAGGGTTTTTACGCATACGGTGCGTGATTCGGGGTGTTGAGAAGAGATCCGACGCCCCATAAGGCACGATTACATCTTCTGCTGGTATAAATATTGCTACTTGGCGACCCATAGTGGGGTCAAAATAGACCTTCTTGAATGCCGAACCCGAGATTGGCAGGTTCCAAAGCAGTCTTTCATGCTCACTTCTGTACTCAACCATCTTTTCGGTGAGTTCATAGTTCATGTCATCTTGAACCCGGGCGGCTGATTCTTCCTTTTCCCGGGTGATTTTCCCGATGATCTTGGTCTTAACCGGCCCGGAGGCTGGGAAGGTCTCAAGAATAGTCTCTGCTTGGAACTTAACTACTGATTCTGAAAGGATCGGGTGATAGACCCCGCAGGCACCGTCCCAAGGCTCAGTCCTTTCCTCGATGTTTAAACCGAGTAGGTCTATGCCTTCTTTGTAGGTTCTTTCCCATTCCTTGCGGGAATTGATGTCCGTCTTGATTAAATCTAGGATTTCTTCCGATATGGCCTGAAGGTCTCCCTCGCTCATATCTTCTGCGAGGTTTGCGTCAAACCCGGTCTCTCTAACTTCTATCTCAACGACAGGCTCTTCACCCTCTTCTTTTTCAATATCGATCTCAATCTCAACCCCCTCTTGCTCGGGTGCGAACTGAGAGATCCCCACCGGCATTTGGTACAGTGACTTTTCCATTATCAAATCCCTTTAGTAATATGCCGCTTTTCGGGGCACAAACATCTTGTCTTCCTCATCTGAAGACAATTGAATAAATCCACCCTGACGAAACCTCAACAGAGCCTGACTTGTACTATCTACTAGGTCGTCATGATCTCCGTTGGGAAAGGAAGCCATCTCCTCAACTAATTCATCAGCCCATTTCTTTTCCGGTCTCCATACCATCCCGGACGCAAATAAATCTGATATAGCGTTTACACGGGCTATCTTATCCGAGCCTTTGCTTGGTGTGTACTCCGCAATCGGAATTCCCATCCTGCATCAGTCAATATAAGTACATGGCTTTGCTTGTGCTGGGATGGGTCTTCTGAAACCTCGCTCTCAGCATAGTCAACCGTGAACAGATACCGCCCGGTGTGAAACTCATTATTAATCTTACAAAGCCACGGAGAGGGTTGCGCCCGATCAATCTTAACGATCCCGTGGTTATACGAACTACAGTCCCAAGGTTGTGCCAGATGAGTTTGCATACGCTCAGGCCATTGCTCAAGCGGTATATCTCCAACCAAAGCGGTAATCGGCATCCTTGCCCACATCGCACCGCCATGTACATTTGGTTGACTGCCATCATCTGCTTCACACCCAGTAAATATGACTTGAAAACTAAGGCACCTATCGGGGATGGTTGTTACTGCTACTGCTAATGCGTGTACATACTCCCCGTGATACCCCTGATGCCCATTTGTAAACTCTTTTCTAACCCAACATTTGAAATACGGAATGTTGCTTGTCAAATACATTAAACGATCCGGCCTTTCGTTTTACCCCGAATCACACAACCATCGGCGGATTTCACATAGCCACCAGATCTCTTGCTTTCAGTCTTGACTTCCGGTTTTTCCTCTTTTGGCTCTTCCTTTGGCTTTTCCTCTTTGGGAGGACGCTGTAATTTGGAAGCCGCAATCGTGCCTAATATCCCAAGGATTTGACTTGCGCTCATGCTAGACCATCCTTCCACGGGTTTTGCCACGAGAAGCAATCCCATCAGCCCGCTTAGAAGCAGACGATACTTTGACTTTTCCACCCTTTTTCATCCCACGAGATTCACGACGTAATTCTGCCTCTGCGGCAGATTTCTGTCTTTGGTCATAGTTATAACCCGGACGATCATATTTCTTTTGTAGGTACTCTTCTTTCATCTTTCCACGGGGTGTGCCAAAAAGCATATTGATGTCATCAACGGTAGTATCAACACCCCTTCTTAAATCTTCTGCGCCTTGACCTAAAAAATCACCAACCCGGCTTCCAGCCAATGCTGCACCACGCATAGCACCACGGATTCCACGAGTCATAAAATCCTCATCAGGATCTACCTTTGACTCTTCGATCATTTTTGTGCGATCTGATTTCATGATTTACACCATCTTTCCACGAGTCTTACCCCGTTGAGCAATACCGTCAGCCCGAGCAGAGGCGGATGATACCTTGCCGCCTTTTTTTAAACCTAAATCAGATTGTGGGTCATACTCATATGTATTTAAACCACGACTTTCTCTTCTAAATTCATCGTATGCTTCACGTTCTCTTTTTGCATCTAAAGACTCCGTACCGGAAGCACCTTTAGTTTCTCTTTTTACTTCAGCATCAGCCTCATCTCTTGCTTTTTCAGCCTTTCTAAATCCTTCTCTTCCACCAATACCAAAATTTTTTTTGTATTCTGAAGCACCAATTTTACTTTTAGCATCGAGGTAATAATCATAAAGAGGCTTTTTTTCTTTAGCCATTTAAATCATCCTTCCTTTGGTTTTGCCCCGTTGAGCAATACCGTCAGCCCGTTTAGAAGCCGAACCAACCGAACCCCCTTTTTTATATGGAAGCGGTTTATCTAAATCGGATACTTTGCCTCGTGTTTCACGGCGTTTTTCCTCTCGATCTTGGCGATATTTTGCCATGACCATAGACTCATTACCTGTAGCACCTTTAGTCTCTCTCCTAACTTCTTCATCGGCTTCAAACATAGCCTTATTCATCTTTTCACGATCTTCTTCATTAGCATCGGGAGGAATTCTTAAAAGCGCATTGAAACCCCGTCCTTTAGGGCCTGCTTTTTTATATGCATCTTCACCAATTAATGTTTTGGGAAAGTAGATACCCTTATGATTGTCGGCCATATCACACCATCTTTCCACGAGTTTTGCCTTTAACAGCAATCCCATCGGCCCGTTTAGAGGCTGAAGATACAGAACCGCCTGATTTCATACCTTTAGCACGAGAAGATTTTTTTTCTTCACGCATTAAATCAGTATCTGCTTCTTGTAAGGCTTTCAAAGTATTTTCATATGTGTCTCTTTTGCCTTGATATGATGGGGCATAAGATTGCAGACGCAAATAATCGCTAGTTATTTCACCTTTAGCCGCTTTTTGTGCCGCCTCCTCGTGGCGATCCATGAGCGAATCACGTTGAGTACTTTTCCCCATCACTTACCCCTTTTGCATAAGGAGATCAATTTTTGCTTCAAGTTTGTTAAAGCGTTGGTCAATGTGTTCAACAAACTTGTCCATTTCTGCTTGAGTGACGTTATCACGGGCCACCTCTTCTCTGGTTCGGTTAATCAAAATGTTTAAACGCTGTAACTCAGATATCTTCTCATGCCCGATATAGGCCAAAACACCTATCAGCGCTGTCAACAACGTATTCCAAAGCATCATTTCCATTAGCATTTCCACCTTTTACGGGCTTGTCTTATCCGACTATTTGGGTCTTTTGCCGCTTCGGGAAACTTCTTCATCTGCCCCAACGAACGGGCACAGTATGACTTCCTACGCTTGGCTCTATCGCCAGTAGGCTTATCTTCCGTAACAGCGGTCTTAAGTTTAGAGCCGGGATTAGCACGACGATACGCCGCCACACCTTTGGCGGTCATCCCTGCGCCCTGCTTGGTCGGACGAAAGTTACCCGACTTTACCGAGGTTTTGATTCCCATGCCCTTTGCCATACATCACCCGTAGATCAATACTACAGAAGCGGTATTAGTGATGGTTCCGTGCAGGGTTCCGGTTTTCACTAAAATGCCCTCACCCGGCATTGGGATCATTACATATCCGGTATCCGCAAGGGCTGGTGTATTAACGGTAATAACAATATCGCCGCCTGAACCACCCTCACGAACAACTACAGAACCAGCGCTGGCGCCGCAAACAGCATAGATCGTCTTAATACGAGAACGATTAATGTCGTTGTTGTTCTGGTCTTTAAAGTCACCTGTAGACGTTAACGGTTTAGTCGCTAGTACGTCATATTGCATCGATGGCATTTTGGCTCTCCGTATCTTGTTCGGGGAGATCAAGGCGGTCTATCAACGCCGTCATGGTGTCGATAGCCGCTTGAGAGGCAACGGCTACGTCATGTGCGTGGTTCCGTTGCTCTTCCATTTTCTTAATCTCCGATTGCAAAAACTCTTTCGTTATCTGCATTAGGCTTCGATTGCATACAAGAAGTATGCTGTACCAGCCGAATCAACGAAACGGATTTTCTGAGTAGCCGTGGTAGCCGTACCGCCAATTGGCTGAACCATTGCATCAGGCAGATTAAACAGGTTGGAAATAGTTCCCGATCCGCTGTTAGTTACACGGATGAAAGAAGCATTTCCGGGCAAAGTAGAAGTAGAGTCAACGTCTGAATCAACCTGTAGGGCGGCAACAGTACCACCAACCGTTACGCTGGCTGCGGCACCAAGGGTTACACGCAATCCGTTACCTGCACCAGAGATAGAACCGCCAGAGTTAACTGACAGGGAGATGTGTGCGCCGTTTACCGTACCGCCAGTAGCAGCATTAGCACCGGTAACACGGGTTAGAAAACGAGCGGTTTCACCGGAACCAGTAGAAGTAAAGGTCAGGCGGGAGTAGTTTAAACGAACGTCACCGGTTGTGTTTGAGGCGGTAACAAAAGAAGAAGATACGTTTGAAGCAGTATCAACAGAAATAGGGTCGGTAGAAGTGCCACCAATAAAACCATTTTGCGACGACACTGGGCCGCTGAACGTGGTAATAGCCATGATAAACCTTTCGTGTTATAGCACATCGCCCATAAGTCTCTATAACGTCTGCTAGGTCAGTCGTATGGGCTAAATAAATCCTAGTACCTGAAGAATACAACAAAAGGGGGGTTTTGCAACCCCCCTCTTTTTACAACATTACGCTCCGGGCGATCCAAAAACTCCTAATGGATCTGAGAAGCCAAACGAATAACGCTCACGAGCCTTGTAACGGACGTTACCCGTGTCGAAGTCGCCGTCCATCGATGTTGCCATCGGCATACGAACGAAGTGCTTCAGACCGTTAGGTACGTCAGTACACAAGAACCAAGCATCGGTATCCGTCAGATAGTGGTTAACTGTGTAACCCTCTGGGATCGAACCGTTGTTCTTCAGAGCGTTGATGTCGTTGTCAGCCGTAGCGACCCGGAGTTCAGTCTCCAAGAGGCGGGTTGCAACGAACATCAGGCTGGGAGGAACAATCAACTTACGTGGCTTTGCGGCAATCAGCAGGCCACGCTCGTCCGTCCAACCAGCGATCTGAATAACAGCCGCCTCAAGGGAGGTCTCATTCAGGTCAGCAGGGGTGGAAGGCTCGTTGGAGTTGACACCACCAGAGACCAAGGGGTGCTGAGTTGAGAACAGTTCGACACCATCACCACCCGGGAAGGCAGAGTTGAAGCCGTTGTTCAAAACGTTTGCAGCCTTGACTTGCTTGGTGTAAGCCATAGCACGAGCCAGAGCCTTGGTGTACCGAGCGCTGAGAGAGTCATAGAGGTTGTCCTCAATTGCCTCTTCAGTCAGGGAAAACCCTAGTGCAATGGTTTCGTGGTTGTATCGAGCAGAAAACGCTTCCTGTGCGTTGTCATAAGCGATGGCAGAGCCTTCGTTTTTGACCGGCGCAGCAGAAAAGCCCGACAGTTTTGTTTCTTCTTCAAAAGAACGCTCAGAGGTCTCAGTTTCAAAGATCTCTTTGTGTTCTTCACCGTACTTGTTGTACTCCAAGCCAAACAAAGCGTTTAAGCCCGGGAGCAACTCTTTCAGTAGTTGGGCACGAGAAATAGCCATTTAGTCGCTCCTTATACGCCAGTTGAGTTGGTGTACTGATGCGTCCCGATATTTATCTTAACGATAAACTCGACGAATGCGTCAGCGCCGGTTGCTGTCTCCCTGACCACATCAATAATACGGATGGGCAGAGTACTTGTGGTGTTTTGAGTTCCTTCATCAATCGCCACAGCAGAGTTACCAGTAGTGGAAGACCCAGCGTTTTGAATTAATGCAATGTTGTTACCAATGGCAGAAATGCCCATTGCGGCAACAGTAGTGCCAGTAGAACAAGAAACCACCTGAAACAATGTGTCAGGATCATCAGCGACATAGGCAAAAATCTTGGTGCCAGCCGCTACTGCCTGACTTGCAGGGTAGAACTGTTGAGTTTGAACTTGACCGGTAGCAGCATTGGTAAAGGTACATCCCAGAAATACGCCACATGGTGTTGCCGTGGTGGTTCCTGTGTCTTTTTCAATCGTGCCATCAGCCACACGCTTTACTAAATCGCCATAAAAAATGCTTGTTGCATAGCCGACGTTAGCCGACGTTGCAATTTGCATTAGGCGAGTTGACCCCGCAAAAACCTGACCGCCAATTAAATTGACGGGCTTCAGGCCATACGGAGCAGATACGGTTGGATAAGCCATATTAAACTCCTAAGTTAATCTCTTTTACCTCTGGTAGTGGTCGATTTGCGCTCACTAAACAGGGGCATCCGAGGATCATTTTCTCTCATCAGGTTGGCGTCAACAGCCGCAGTCTGATCATCGGTTTTCTTACGGAAATAATCATTCCGTTGCCCAACCATGTCAGACGGCATTTTGGAGAGCACCAATCCGCCCATTTCAACAAGACCGCTGGTTTTACCCGAGTGCTGGAGTTCAGGGTGATCTTCCCGTTTAATTGGAACCCATCCCTCGTCTTGTTTTGAAACCATATTTCGGTCATCAATTTGACCCAAAACCGATTTCCTGACCCATCGATAAGACATTCCATCTTCCTTGTTTGGATTTGGAAGCAACGACGGCGGAGACCAAGTTTTCTTTCTTTCTGTGTTCGAGCGTGTCTCTAAATCACGGGGTGTACGATCAGACATTGTTTATCTCCTTTGCAACCTGTTCGGCATATTTCTCTAGAGGAACCCCAAGACGCTTTGCAATTGCGACTTGAGTCTTGGTCAGGGTGATCTTTTTAGATCCCGATGCGCTTCTAGAGGCAGGAGCAACAACGTTTGAGGCAGGTTTATTTACCCTGAATTTATGCGGGAAATTTTCCCGAATGCGAGCATCTACTTGCTCGAAGTATGCGTCAGATCCTGCGACGTATCCTGACTTGACGAGTTCGTCATGGATACCAAAGGCAGCACCTCTCATTACCGGGTCGCTCTCAAACC